GAATATGTAATACAATGAGGTTATATGCTACAAAAAATAGGTTTTCAACCAGGATTTAATAAACAGATCACTGAAACTACAGCTGAAGGACAATGGGTAGGTGGTGATAATGTACGTTTTAGATATGGTACACCTGAAAAGATAGGTGGCTGGGCACAGTTAGGTGAGAATAAACTAACAGGTGCAGCAAGAGCCATGCATCATGTTGTTAATAATTCAGGAACTAAATACTCTATTATTGGAACAAACAGAATTTTATACGCCTACACTGGAGGTGTATTTTATGACATACACCCAATTCAATCGACAACTACTTTAAGTAATGCATTTACAACAACTAATGGGTCAACTTCAGTAACTATTACATTTGCAGCGCCACATAATATTAATGAAAAAGATATTATTCTTTTAGATAATTTTACGGCAATTACAGGATCAGATTATACCGCATCCGATTTTAATGATAAAAAATTCATGGTCACATCTAGACCAACCGATACAACAATTACTATTACTATGCCAACTGCTGAAACAGGAGCAGGAGCAACTTTATCTGGAGGTATTAGAGTTCAACATTATTATCCTGTTGGACCTGCACAACAACTACCAGGATTTGGTTATGGATTAGGACAATGGGGTGGAACTGTATCTGGAGAAGCAACTACAACTTTAGTAGGTTCTATTAATGCTGTTCAAACAACAGGTATTCAATTAACGGATACTGCCTTATTTCCAGTATCAGGTACTAACTATGTTCAAATAGGTTCTGAAGAAATATCTTATACTGGTATTTCTGGAAGTGAATTAACTGGTGTTACAAGAGGTGTAAGAAATACTACAGCTGCTATTCACACTACAGGAGATACCATTACTAATACTACTGATTATATTGGTTGGGGTGAAGCGGCATCAGGAGACTTTGTAGTAGATCCAGGTGAATGGTCAATTGATAATTTTGGTGCAAAAATAATTGCATTGATTCACGATGGTAAATGTTTTGAATGGGATTCAAATACAGCAGATGCTATAAACTATAGAGCAACCGTTATTAGTGGAGCGCCTACTGCATCAAGAGATATGTTAGTATCTACACCTGATCGACACTTAGTATTCTTTGGAACTGAAACAACTATCGGTGATCCAACTACACAAGATTTAATGTTTATAAGATTCTCGGATCAAGAAAATATAAATGAATATGCACCAACTTCAGTTAATACTGCAGGTACACAAAGACTATCAGATGGTTCTAGAATTGTAGGTTCAGTTAGAGGTAGAGATGCAATCTATGTTTGGACAGATACTTCTTTATTTACTATGCGTTTTGTAGGTGCACCATTTACATTTGGTTTTGCTCAAGTAGGTACTAACTGTGGATTAATTGGAGAGAGTGCAGCATTAGAAGTTGATGGTACTGCGTATTGGATGTCAGAAAATGGTTTCTTTAAATATGCAGGTAATCTAGAATCGATGACTTGTTTGGTAGAAGATTTTGTTTATAATAATTTAAATACTACGGCATCACAATTAATTAACGTTGGACTTAATAATTTATTTGGAGAAATTACTTGGTTCTATTGTACTTCAAGTTCAACTGTTGTAAATGCTTGTGTTACTTACAACTATATTGAATCAAGTCCACAAAGACCTATTTGGACAACAGGTACTTTAGCAAGAACAACATGGGTTGATTCTGCTGTATTTGGTTTACCTCATGCAACTAAATATAATGCTGCAGATGATTCTTCTTATGATGTAATAGGTAATACGGATGGTAGTACTATATACTTTGAACATGAAACCGGAACCGATGAAGCTTTAGCAACAGGTGTTAACGCAATTACATCTAATATTGAATCAGGAGATTTTGATATTAGTCAACAAAGAAGTGCTTTAGGTCAATCATCAGGTATTGCAACATTCCAAGGTGATGGTGAATATATTATGAAAATTAGACGATTTATTCCTGACTTTTTATCTCAAACAGGAAATACACAAATCACATTAAATTTAAGAAACTATCCAAATAGTTCTTATGCAAGTTCACCTCTTGGACCCTTTACAATTACATCATCTACAGATAAGGTAGATACTCGTGCAAGAGCAAGAGCTTTGTCTTTGAAGATTGCCAACACAGGTGTTTCTCAAAGTTGGAAACTTGGAACTTTTAGATTAGACACACAACCTGATGGACGTAGATAATGGCAAAGATAGTACAACCTTTAACTAGACCTAGTAAACAATACGAACAAAAAAATGCAGATGCATTAATTAGAGACTTGGATAGTTTAATTCAAAAATTAAATTCTACATTTCAACAAGATCTTAGAGAAGAACAACAAAGATTTTCTTGGTTTAATGGTAGATATGGAGGTTGTTAGTGTCTTGTAATAATGTCAATACCGAACCAAACAATGTAATCATAACTCCTGGTGGAACAGGAACAGATGCGTTTGGAAGACAAAGAGTATCTAATCCATTAACTATATTTGATTCTAAAAATACTATGTCAAAGAATAATCTCTTTGATGAATCTTTAACAGGATCAGGAACAGTTACTTATACAGCAAATAAATCTACAGTTAATTTAAATGTAACTAATGCAAGTGGTGATAAAGTAATTAGACAATCAAAAAGAGTAATGTCTTATCAACCAGGTAAGTCTTTATTAAATTTAAATACATTTGTCATGGCTGCAGATGATGCAAATCTAAGACAACGTATTGGTATGTTTGATGCAAACAATGGAATATTTTTTGAAAAAGAAGGATCTACATTAAACATAGTAAGACGTACTTATACATCGGGATCTTCAGTAGATACTGAAGTTGCACAATCATCTTGGAATGGTGATAAGTTAGATGGCACTGGAGATAGTGGTTTTACTTTAGATGAAACCAAATCTAATATTTTATGGATGGACATGGAATGGTTAGGTGTAGGTGCTGTAAGAGTTGGTTTTGTAATTAACGGACAATTTATTGTCTGTCATACTTTTAATAATGCAAACAGTTTAGATACTGTTTATATGCAAACTGCAAACTTACCTATAAGATATGAAATAGAAGCAACAGGAACTTTATCAGGATCTGCAGTTCTACAACAGATTTGTTCTACTTGTATGATTGAAGGAGGTTATTCTCCAGAAGGTGTAAGAAAAATGATAGGAACAGCATCTTTAGCAGGTGTTAATTTAACTTCAGCTGGTACATTATATAATTTAGCAACTATTAGAATTAAGTCAGGTAGACCTTATGCAGTAATTGTGCCATCAGGTTTTGAAGCAGCAGCTGTATCTAACTCTGATTTTGAATTGCAATTAATATTAAACGCTACTCCATCATCTTCATTTTCATATACAAGTTATGATGATAATGTAGAATATGATTTAGATGGAACTAAAACTATTACAGGCGGAACTTTAATTGGTAAATCTTATTTATCAGGTAAAGGCACATCATTAGTGACTGCAGCTCAGTCAGGTAATTTTGCTTTTGCTTATCAAATAGGACAAACTATTGCAGGAACTTCTGATACATTAACTCTTTGTGCTAAAGGTGCATCAGCAAATGATGATGTAGTTGGCACATTAAAATGGTATGATTTAAGCTAATGGCAAATAAATATATAAACGCATTCTACGATCCAACAACTACAGGTCAGGAAACTATTTATACAGCTCCTAGTAATGCAAGAGCTATTATACAAAATATACAAGTAACTAATGAGTCTGGATCTAAAGTAGTTAAAGTACATATTACAGATTCATCTGCATCAACAACTTATCAAGTAGCTTATGCAAGTATCACGGGCGCAACTATTTGCAACATGGCCCAAGGACCAATCATCTTAGAAGAATCAGATGTGTTAAAGATTGAATCTTCAGATACAGCTGGTATAAGTGCAGCGATATCATTATTAGAATTAAGTAGAGAATAGGAGAAATATGACAAAAGACATTGAATATTTAAAAATAAATGGTGAGGAAGTACCATTAATAGAACCAGCAGAAGTAATTGTAACTATAAAAAACAAGAAAACTGGAGAGATTTATCCAGACGAAGAAGCTTTAAAAGCAGCTAATATACCAGCAGAAGACGTGCAAAAAGATGTATTAGTTAAGATGCCAAGCCTTGATTTATTCGGAAAAACAAAATAAAATAGATAAATTATGCCAATTTCACGTATGCAACAACCCCGACAAATGTATGGTCTAGGTAGCTTTGTAA